CCGCGCAGCACTAAAGGGAAGCAAATGACCGCCGACAACTGGCTTTTCATAACGATCATGGGGGTGATAATCCTCGCCGCATATCTGAGTGCCACTAAGCCAAAGATAACAGAGGAAGAACGCAAAGAGATGGAAGAGGATTGGTGGGGATGACAAACACATTCAGAGTTAGCGACGCGGACATCAAGCGAGCCTGCTCGTACATAACGGAAGACAAGGCCATCGCCGACTACTTCCACGTCGACATAGCACGCGTGGAAGAGCTGCGTAAGAAGACGTCACAGAGGGAGGCATTGAAGGCCGAGCGTGCGCAGAGCCGCGCGCCCATGCACGCCACCGCCGAGGAGAACCGCATGCGCGCAAACGCAAAGCAGGGATCTGATGATTTGCTGCGCGCACTAATGAAATTCTTTGAAAATCGAAAGGCAACACTATGAGCAAGAAGATAACCGCCGCAGTCGAGGCCGAGAAGGCCGCCGTCATTGAGATGCTGACAACGATGCAGAACGGCATAGACGTTGCCTCGCGCACCGCAGCGCCTGCGGACATCGGCACCCTGCGCTTCGCCAGCGGCTTCGTGTCCGGCATCATCGAGAGCCTCGAGGACAATCTGCACCGGGGAGAGGCCCCGCAGCCGAAGTCGTCGATTATTTTATCGTAGGCACTTGCAACTTTGGATTGCACATGTCACACGTCAATCAGTAGGAGAAAGCAAATGAACATACTGGACACCCTTAACCCGTGGGGCGCGCTGCGCCGCGTACGTAAAGAGTTCGAAGATGCGCAGGCAGCGCACTGGGTTGAGCACAAGAAGTGGACAACCCTGAACAACAAACTCAAGGCGCAGATCGCCAAGGGCCACTTCCGTAACCCGGAGACCGGCTGCATCGGCCCAAAGGGAGTGACGTTTGAATGACCAGCAAGGATGAACGTATCGCAGCCCTCGACCTCGCCATTGAGCGCGGCGGCGGCATTGTGCGCTTTGCAAAGAGCATGAACGTCACGCATCAGGCCGTTTACAACTGGCGGAAGCGTGGCTGGGTTCCGCCCGAGCGCTCTCTGATTATTGAGACCATATTTGGTGTTGAACGAAGTCGGCTGATGGACCCCAACCTTGTCCGCGCATTGAGCACGCCCGCAGCACACACTTTTTAAGAAGGCCGAGGCAACATGACTGCCGTCCAGCGTATCACACCACACCTGCGCGAAATAAAAGCGCCAGCGCCCTTGCGCGACCTGCCATACTGGCTGTGCTGGAGGCTCGAGCCCTTCCCCGGTGAGGCAAAGGCACGTAAGGTGCCATACTACCCAACGGGCGAGCGCCGGCATGGCACGCAGGGCGCGCCGCAGGACATGGCCAAGCTGACAACCTTTGCGGCTGCGCGCGAGGCGGCCATCAAGGGCGGCTTTGATGGCGTGGGCTTCGCGCACACGTTGGCAGGCGGTGTTGTCACGCTCGACTTCGACGCGTGCGTAACGGACGGCGTCGTGCGTCCGGACATCCTCAGTCTGGTCGAGAGCACGTACGCAGAGTTCAGCCCCAGCGGTCAGGGCATACACGCCATCTTCTTCGGACCCCCGAACCTGCTCGAGAACCGCAAGGCCCGCAACGAGGGGCCTGAGTTCGCAGTGGAGGCATTCAGCTCTGCGGGCTTTACGACGTTCACCGGCTGGCTGCTCGACCACGTGGACATTCTCGGATACGAGGACCGCATCGCGCCCCTGCCACAGGCTGTTGTTGACGCATGCCAGCGCCGCTTCGGTAAGTCCCGCACGGCCGTCGACAGCGACGACTTCATGCTCGGTCGCGAGAGGCCGATCGGCCTTTCCATAGAGCAGATCGAGGACATCCTGCGGCACCTGAGCCCGGATTGCAGCCGCGAGGAGTGGATCCGCATCGGTACGGCCATCCATCACGAGACGGAGGGTGATGACACCGGCCTGTACCTTTGGGACGAGTGGTCCTCTGACGGTGTCACGTACCCCGGCTCTGAGGGCGTTGAGTACCAGTGGCGCAGCTTCCGAGGGCCAACCCCCGGCCGCGCGTCCATAACAATGGCCTCGGTCATCAAGATGGCCAAGGAGGCAGGCTACCGCCCCAGTGAGGCAGCCAGCAGGGAACAAGTGCTCGCCAAGGCCGAGGCGATCATGGCTGAGCTGCCTAAAAAGAGTTTAGGCCGCTTCGGCCCCGTGCCGATCTACGACCTGTCCCTCGCACCGCCGATGGACTGGCTGATCAAGGGCGTCCTGCCGAGGGGCGAGCTGGGCGTCCTCTTCGGCGCGTCGGGGTCTGGCAAGACGTTCGTGGCGCTGGATCTGGCCTTCTCGGTCGCTCGCGGCATCGCTTGGCGCGATCGGCGCACGACGCGCGGGCGTGTTGCGATCATCGCCGCAGAGGGCGGGGCGGGCATCGGCAAGCGCGGCGAGGCGTACGCGCGCTACCATGACTTCAACTTGCATGGCGTTGACGTGCACGTCATCACGGCCGCACCGAACTTCCTCGACAGTGACGACGTCTCCGAGGTGATAGCCGAGCTGAACAACATTGGCCCCGTGGACTTGGTCATAGTCGACACGTTCGCGCAGGTGACGCCCGGCGCAAATGAGAACACGTCCGAGGACGTGGGCCGCGCACTGGCGAACCTGAAGCTCCTGCATGAGGCGACGCGCGCCATGAACCTTGTCGTCGCCCACGCCGGCAAGGATCTCAGCAAGGGCGTGCGTGGCTGGTCGGGCCTGAAGGCCGCAGCCGACGTTCAGATCGAAGTGGTGCGCCACGAGGACGGCACGCGCGAGATCATCATCGAGAAGATGAAGGACGGCGAGGACGGCATACGCTGGGCCTTCAGGCTTGAAGTCGTCGAGGTGGGCATCGACTATGACGGCGACATCGTTACGAGCTGCGTCGCCGTGCCCGCGGAATTGCCGACCAAGGTCGAGGAAGAGCGCATCGGCCTGAAGCGTCGCGGACGTGTAGAAAATCACGTGTTGGAGGTTATGACCCTGTTCGGATCTGACAGCATTGTCAGCGCTATTGAGCTAATTGACCGCGCCGTGGCCGCATTGCAGCCCCCAGAGGACGGCAAGCGCGACACGCGCAGGCAGTCTGTAACCCGCGCAATTCAGGCACTTAGCAAGGAGAAGGACGGCCCGCTGCGCATGGAAGGTGGGAAAATTATCTTTTATGAGTAAAAAATTGCAGATAGGTGTTGCAATGCCTAATTGCATGTGCCATTAGGGTGCATCAGCAACGAAGGAGTACACAATATGAGCACCGCATTTGCAACCATCAGCAACATCCACCCAGCCGACCGTCTGGGTGACATCAAGGCAGAGATCGCCCGCCTGTCGGAGATCTCGAAGTTCCTTGAGGCCGAAATCAAAGATCTTGGCGTCGGCGCGCATGAGGGCAACCTCTTCCGTGCCACCGTCAGCGAAGTGGCCGAGCGTTCGTCGCTCTGCCCCAAGGCTGCCGAAGCCAAGCTCCGCGAACTGGGCGTTGACGGTCGCTGGTTCAGCAAGAACCAGAAGACCACCAAGGGCTACACCGCCCTCAAAATCGCAGCGAGGAAAGTATAATGACCGACAGCATCCTCGCAGCGGAATACACGTCGGGTACTAACAAGTACCCGCCGACCCTCTACATAAACCGGATCGCGAACGGACGCCGTTCGAACGTGGCCGCATTCAACGTGTCAGGCAAGCGCGAGGCGCGCCAACTGGCAAAGCAACAGGGAGCAGAACCGTGGAACTTTTAATGGACCGCAGCTACTATCGCATGCGTGGAGACGCCGGCCTTCTTGAACGGGCAAAGTACAACCCCACCGCAGAGCTGGCCATCGTGCTGGCCGAGCGTCTGGCAGAAATTCAAGTCGAGTTTGACGAACAGATCGACGAGGCGAAGGAGGCCGCCGAGGACGCGCGGCTCGACATGAACCAACTCGACGACAAGATCTATCTGCTACAGCAGGAGATCGACAAGCTCGAACTGATGCTGGGAGAGCGCGACCGTATTATTGACGAACTGAGAAAAGGAAACTGATAAATGATTAAGATCGAAGTAACCGGCAACAGCATCCCCGAAGTGGCCGACAAGCTGCTGGCCATCGGTGCCAGCCTGCGGGCCAGCACGGCCGTTCTGCCCATCGCCAACGGCGGCACCGGTGCCCAGACAATCGAAGAAGTTATGGGGGTAGCCGAAGCCGCACCCGTGGACCCTACTCCGGCCCCCAAGAGTGCCCCCGTTGCTACAGTCTCCGAGAGCCAGCCAACGACGACGGAACCCTCTTCTACCCCTGCCCCTGCGGCATTGGACTTTGACACGGACGTAGCGCCGCACGTGCTGGCCGTGGTGCAGAAGCTGGGCAAGCCGGCCGCGCAGGAGATCCTGTCGCAGTTCGGCGTTGAGAAGGCATCGCTGCTCGACCCAGCCCGCTGGCCCGAGTTGGTCACTGCATTGCAGGACGCAGGCTAATGGCACACGCAAAACTTTCACCGTCGGGGGCGCACCGTTGGCTGCGCTGCCCCGGCAGCGTCGTCCTTGAGGCACCCTATCCAGACACGAGTAGCAGCTACGCCCGTGAGGGCACTGCCGCGCACGAGCTGGCGGCCTTTATACTTTCCAGCGAGAGACCGAATGCCCAGTACTATGTGAACCAGATATTTGAGTTCGAGGACCACGGCGAAATGGTGGACTGGCGCGTCACGCAGGACATGGCCGATTACGTTGACGATTACATCAAGCTGGTTCGCGAGCTGGCGCAGGGTAAGATGCTGCTCGTTGAGCGCAAGGTGCCCATCAGCCACCTTACGGGCGAGGAGGGTGCCACCGGTACCAGCGACGTCGTCATCGTGGACACGACCGGCCGCAACCTAACCGTAGTCGACTTGAAGTACGGCATGGGCGTCCGCGTTGAGGCCGAGGAGAACCCCCAGCTCATGATGTACGCCCTTGGCGCGCTGCACGAGTACGACGTTCTGGGCGTCTTTGAGACGGTCAGCATGTACATCCACATGCCCCGCCTGAACTTCGTCAGCGAGTACCACATACCCGTTCAAGAGCTTCTGAGCGCGGGCGATGACGTCCGTCGCGGCGCGGAGCTGTGCCGCAAGGCAGAGGCTGCCGAGGATGCAGATCTGGCCGAGTTCCTTGAGCCGGGCGAAAAGCAGTGCCGCTTCTGCAAGGCAAAGGCCACGTGCGGTGCCCTGCGTGCCGACATCACCGACGTTGTGGGCGGCGACGCTGCCTGCACCATTGATGAGTTCGCGGAGTTCCTGCCAGAGACCGTCGACAGCGAGACTGGCGACAACTACCTGCCGATCGCCATGTCCAAGGTCGCGCTGGTCGAGGATTGGTGCAAGGCCGTCCGCGCTGAAGTCGAGCGCAGATTGTTCGCCGGCCAGAAGGTGGACGGCTACAAACTGGTCGAGGGCAAGCGCGGCCACCGCAAGTGGGGCAATGAGGCGGAGGTCGAGGATCTCTTCAAATCATTCCGCATGCGGCAGGACGAGATGTACGATTTGAGCTTGATTTCGCCCACCAAGGCGGAGAAAGTGTTCAAGCAAAATCCCAAGCGCTGGGCTAAGGTCACCGACCTTATCACCCAAAGCGTGGGCAAGCCATCTGTGGCACTCGCCACGGATAAACGACCAGAGATGGTCATCCAACCGGTCTCTGATGATTTCAGCGACCTAATTAAAACGCTAAACTGAGAATAGGATAATTGAAAATGGCTGCTAAAAAACAACTTATGCTGAAGAACGTCGTTCTTGCCTTCCCGAACATTGCCGAACCGCAGGCCTTCGGAAAAGGTGAACCAGCATACGGCGCAAAGTTCCCCATCGTACCCAACAGCGAACAGCACAAGGCTATCGAAGCCGCGATGCTGGAAGTTGCCAAGGAAGAGTGGGGCGATAAGGGCGCGAACATTCTCGCCACCCTCACTGAGGACGACAAGGTCGCCTTCACAAAGAAGGTCTACAAGAACAAGACCTCCGGCGAGCCGTATCAGGGCTTCGAGGACAAGCACTACCTGTCGACGCGTAACCCCAAGACCCAGCCGAGCGTGTACAACGCTTACGGTGACGACGTGGTCGGTAAGACGGACATCGAGCGCGAGGCGTTCAGCGGTGCCGTTGTCAACGCCTCGATCGAGATCTGGGCGCAGGACAGCAAGGACTGGGGCCGTCGCATCAACTGTTCGCTGCGTGGCATCATGCTCACAGGCGAAGGCGAGAACTTCGGTGGTGGCTCAAAGCCAGCATCGGCTGATGAGTTCGCCGCCTTTGCTAAGGCCAAGGCCGATGCCGAGGACATCCTGTGAGCGTAATCGGCCACAACTCCAGCGAAGAGCAACTGCGCCTCTTAATCGAGCGTGTTGAGCGTCTGGAGGAAGAAAAGAAGGGCGTCGCCGAAGATATTCGGGACGTCTACAGTGAGGCGAAAGCCTTCGGCTTCGATGCGAAAATCATGCGTCAAATCGTCCGCCTGCGGAAGATGACCAAAGATGATCGGGCGGAGATGGAGGCCATCCTAGAGACCTACAAAAAGGCTCTTGGCATGGATCTGCTCTAACTGTATAAGATTGGTGCGTCGGTCTCTATCCACCCTTCAAGACTGACGCACCCTTCTTTCTGGCGAGCCGCGCGCGGGTGCGGGTTGCTCCTGCGTTGCTGATACACGAAGCGCGCGGCTCACCTGAAAGAAGGAGTATCAGCATGAAACTTACCATACCACAAATCCGTGACTTGATTACCGAACTGACCGATGAGAGCAAAACACTCGCTCGGCGTCAGATTTACATCGCGACTAAGATCCACAAACTGTCCGAAGAGACACGCCGCCGCAGCTATACGCGTGCGCCTACCACCAGCCGCCGCATCACGGCAGCCGTCCGTGCGTCCGTGCGCCAGATGGCCGCGGACTTCCCCGACCTATCGCACCAAGAGATCGCGAATGCCCACGGCATCAACATCGGACGCGTCAGCGAGATCCTGCACGGGAAGCGTTGATGCCCACACTTTGGCTTGACCTCGAAACCTACAGCCCTGTGCCTATCAAGCACGGGGCGCATCGCTACGCCGAGGAGGCTGAGGTGCTGTTGGTGGCCGTCGCAGTAGACGACCAGCCCACCGACGTGTGGGACACACAGTTCCGGCCGACGTGGAAGCGCGACCTCCAGTCCCTGATCGACGCAGCCGAGCGCGTCGTCATTCACAACAGCGCCTTCGACCGCACAATCCTGCGCCATCAGGACGTGCACATACCCGTCGAGAAGGTCGAGGACACCATGATCATGGCGCTGGCGCACAGCCTACCCCCGTCGCTCGGCACGCTCTGCGACGTTCTGGACGTCCCGCAAGATAAATCTAAAGACAAAACCGGCAGAAGGTTTATACAGCTATTCACGAAGCCGTGTCCGAAGAACTGGAAGATCCGGCGCGCCAACATGGGAACCCATCCGGATGAGTGGACCGCCTTCATCGAATACGCCCGCCTCGATGTGGACGCGATGCGAAACCTACACGGACGCATACCACAATGGAATTATACACATAGTGAGCGCTACCTTTGGCAACTCGACCAGAGAATTAACGACAATGGTGTCGCCGTCGATGTTCATCTCGCAAGGTGCGCAATCGGAGCTTTTCAACGAGCTTCTCGATCTCTGGCCGCTCGTGCAGCCAGTCTGACCGGCGGGCAGGTTTCGTCCACGACGCAGCGCGAAAAGCTGTTGACGTACCTAAAGGATGATCGCGGCTTTGACACCGACGACCTGACCAAGGCCACCGTCGAGACGGCATTAAAGGGCGAACTTGACCCGAAGGTGCGCGAGTTGTTGGAGATCCGCCAGCAGGCCGCCGCGACATCTCCCGCTAAGTACCAAGCCCTGATTGACGCTACGTCACAGGACGGCCGCCTGCGCGGGACGATACAGTTCTGCGGCGCGGGGCGCACAGGCCGTGACGCCGGGCGGATCTTCCAGCCGCAGAACCTGCCCCGATCGCCAGACTGGTTCGACGGTGACGTGCAGGAGGCCACCATCGCCGCCTTCAAGGCCGACTGCGAGGACATCATTTACGACAACGTAAGCGAGCGCTGCTCCTTTGCCGTGCGCGGGTGTCTGGTCGCACCCAAGGGCAAGAAGCTGGTCATCGCCGACCTGTCCAATATCGAGGGGCGCGTGCTGGCATGGATGGCCGGCGAGGAGTGGAAGATCGAGGCCTTTAAGGCTTACGATCGCGGCGAGGGCGCGGACCTGTACAAGGTCACCGCCGGGCGCATCTTGAATAAGGACCCATTCGACGTGACGAAGGCCGAGCGCCAGACGCAGGGCAAGGTGCCTGAGCTGGCAGGAGGCTATGGCGGCGGCCTCGGTGCCTACCGCAAGATGGGCGGCGCGGTGTTCGACGCGATGGACGACGATGCCATCATGGATATCGTGCACGCGTGGCGTAAGGCGCACCCTGCGACGAAGCGCTTCTGGTACGACGTCGAGGGGGCGGCGCGCGCCGCCGTGCGTACCGAGGGCGAGAGCTTCGCCGTGCGCGGCGAGATGGTGCGCTTCGACAGCATACTCGGCCCCGACAAAGTTAAGTACGTGCGCTGCCGCCTGCCCTCTGGGCGGTACCTGTGCTACCGCAGCATGCACGTCGACGAGGACGGCAAGCTGCAATACGAGGGTGTGAACCAGTTCACGCGCAAGTGGGAGCTACAGGAGACGTACTACGGCAAGCTGGTCGAGAACATCGTTCAGGCCGTGGCGCGCGATGTGTTCATGACGGGCATGCGCCGCGCCGAGGAGAACGACTACCCGGTCGTCCTGCGCGTGCACGATGAGCTGGTGTGCGAAGTGCCCAACCACAGTGGCTACGACGCCGACACGTTGGCGGCAATGATGTCAACGAACCCGAGCTGGTCGATAGGCCTGCCGCTGTCCGCTGCGGGCTTTGAGGCCCTGCGCTACCGGAAGGAATGACGCCCGCAGGCCGCCTACAGGACCACCTGAAGCACGTCGTGCAGAAGAGTGGGGGTCAGTACCGCAAGGTGCGCTGGGAGGGCCGTAACGGCTGCCCAGACTGCTTTGTGTGGTGGACGTGGCCCTGCGCCGCATTCATCGAGATCAAGGCAGACAACGACCGCGTCAGCAAGGTGCAGCAGCACGAGATCCAGCGCATGCAGAACTACGGCATCCCGGTGTTTATTGCGACCAGCAAGGAAGAAATCGACGAAATCGTAAAAAAAGTACGAACTATTTAATTAAGGGGGTTGCAACCTGTGATTGCATGTGCTATATACTGCGTATCAGCAACGAAGGAGTAAACCACATGTCTAACAAATACACCGCATACGCCGTCTTCGAAAACGGCGACCGAGAAGTCCACGAGGGGCTGAGCCGTGCTCGCGCCATTGCCCGCTACGGCCAGTTCACCCGTCAGGTCCGCGACAAGCGCTATGGCGTAGCTGGCCCGATCAAGTCCTACGGCTGGAGGCTCGAAGCATGACATACCTCACAGCCAAATACATCCGCGCAGCCGCAGCCAAAGACCCGCGCATAGACCCCGAGATCGAGTGGGACGAGTTGGGCAAGGCCATCGTCTGGCTGGCTGATGGTTACACGTGGAACGCCAACGACGGCAACCGCTCCGTCGAGGCTTTCATCATTTCCGAGCGCAACGCCGACCAAGACCCACGCGACACCGTGGCTCGTTGGAAGGATTGCGTTGCTAACATCGAGGAGATTGCGGCATGAGCAAGAAACGCACACAAGCAGAACTTAAGGCAATCGCATATGCACTGGCCGACGAGATCGAGACGCGCGCCGAGGCCATCTGGCAACGCGCGCCGAGGCTCACATACGAGCAGTGCCAGACACTGGCGCTACTACAGTTGGTGAAATGACCTTCACTCCACACGATTATCAGAAAGAGGCAATGGCGCACCTGTACAAGGTGCGCCGTTCCGCATTGTGGATGCCGATGGGCGGCGGGAAGACCGTCTCCACGCTGACCGCATTGGACAACCTGTCGCTGGTCGAGGACGTCTTCCCCGCACTGGTGCTGGCCCCGCTGCGCGTCGCAAAGTCGACATGGCCCGACGAGGTCGCAAAGTGGCCCCATCTGGCGCACTTGCGCGTCAGCGTCGTCACCGGCACGCCGAAGCAGCGTCAGGCTGCGCTCGACACGCCGGCGGACATCTACTGCACGAACTACGACAACCTCGTTTGGCTGCGCACCGCCCTCGGCGACGCATGGCCGTTCAAGACCGTGGTGGCCGATGAGTTCACGCGCCTGAAGTCCTACCGCATCCGTCAGGGTGGGTCGAGGGCACGGGCGCTGGGTCAGGTGGCCCACGCAGAGGGGAGCCGCTTTATCGGCCTCACGGGGACGCCCGCGCCGAACGGCGTGAAGGATCTTTGGGGGCAGATCTGGTTCCTCGACAAGGGCGAGCGGCTGGGCAAGACCTTCAGCGCCTTCGAGCAGCGCTGGTTCCGCAAGGGGTACGACGGCTACAGCCTTGTGCCATATGAGCACACGCAGCGCGAGGTCGAGGAGAAGCTGCGCGACATCTGCCTGACGGTCCAAGGCCTTCAGGTCGACGAGCCGATCACGACGCCGATCTACATCGACCTGCCACGCGCCGCCCGCGCCGCGTACGACGAGATGGAGGTGGAGATGTTCGCCGTAATTAACGAGGAGGGTGTCGAGGCACCCAATGCCGCCGTGCGCACGCAGAAGTGTCTGCAAATCGCCAACGGGGCCATATACACGAATGACGTAGGAGAGTGGGAGGATGTACATGCCGCGAAGTTGGACGCACTGGAGAGCATTATTGAAGAGGCCAATGGTGCGCCTGTTATCGTTGCCTATAACTTCAAGCACGATCTCGAACGTCTACAGGCTCGTTTCCGTCAGGGTCGGGTGCTGGACGCTAACCCTGATACGATCAGGGACTGGAACGCCGGACGGGTGCCGCTACTATTCGCTCACCCTGCGTCGGCGGGGCACGGGCTTAACCTCGCGGACGGGGGCAACATCCTCGCCTTCTTCGGCGTCAACTGGAACTTAGAAGAGCACATGCAGATCATCGAGCGCATCGGCCCCATGCGGCAGAAGCAGGCGGGCTACGATCGCCCGGTGCATATTTACCCCATCCTCGCCCGCGACACGGTGGACGACATGGTCATGGAGCGCCTGTCCTCGAAGAAGAGCGTGCAGGAGATACTATTGGAAGCATTGAAACGGAGAAAGAAATGAGCACGAAAGGCAAAACTTACGAGGAGTTCCTACAATCTATATCCGCCGAAGACCGCCATTATTACACCAACCTGAGCCGAGGCTATTACGACAAGGAGAAGTACAGGCGAACGGCTGCGGCGGACCTCAAGCATACTTCTCAGAAAGAAGGCCAAGATCCCCCGCAGCGTTGACCATGTCGCGCTCGACCATTCCGCCCTTGGCCTTACCAAGACCGCGTCTGCGGATAAGCTCACGTAGACCCGCCTCACCCTCGGCGGCGATTGCCGCGCGCATGTCGTCGATGTTGCTGGAGATGTCAAAGCCGTAATCTTTGGACGTCCGTTTGTCGAGTTCACGTAACTTTTCGGCCATGCCGGGGGCGATGGCGTTGAAGCGATCGACAAACTGCGGGCGATCATCAGGGAAAATGTACGGAAGGTACTGCTGCCCGAACATGCCCTCTGGCGTGTCAAACGCGTTCTCGGCGTAAATGCTGTCCATGAAGCCCGGCGTACTGGTTCCGCCGAGTTCGTTGCCTAACTCACCCGAGAAACGGTTCAGACGTTCCATGCGGTCTTTGATGACCTGCTTGTACATTTCTGGGTCTTCAGCCTGCATCCGCGCCAGATCCTCATCGAATACCCCGAGGTCCATAGCGCGCACGCCGCGAGGTGACGGAACAACAGCGAAATCGTCGGGCGTGAAGCCAGCCCGCGACAATACGCTAAGTGCCGCTTTGCCCTCATCGTAGGAGATTGGGCGACCGCCGACGTCTATTTCAAATGCGTTCGAACGGCTCTTAGGAACATCAGTAAAGAAGCGGTTCCCGGCGATGCCCTTCTGGGCACCGAGCAGCCCAAAGATGGCCTCGTTGTTGAGCATCAGGTTGCGCGACGCCGGGTCTACACGGGGGTCGGTGCTCTTGGTGTTCGGCACCTCAACGCGTGTCGTCCCGACGGCGTACTGTGCCTGACGTCCGGGGTTAATACCCTCGTATACGCCCGGACCCTCGAAACTGGGCCCAACGAGCATGTCGTTATTTAGCGCGATACGGTCGCGCCCTGCCTCATCAAAGAAGATGGGCATGAATTGATCGGTGTATTCCTTGCGCTGTTCAAATGGGGCGTCCAACAGACCCTGTAGGTTCCCAGTGTTCGAGCCGGGGACCGCCTCGCGGCTGCCCTGCGCGTAGAGCCTTGAGATGTCGTCGGCGTAGCTATAGGCCGCGTCCTCCGGGCTAATGTCGCCGGCTTTAATTTTGGCACCAGTCCACGTCGCGGCCTGACCACGGCCCGGAAGGCCTTGGATGTCGGGATCGTTTACGTAATTCTTAAGGACCGTGTTCATCTGGCGGTCCATCCAGTCATGCTCTGCGTCTTGGAAGGCGCGGCGGATGGGCCGGCCCTCTGCGTCTGTGTAGCCCCAAGCCTCTCCGTCCCAGATGTCGTGAACACCCCGATGGCCTTGGCCTGTTATGCTTGGGTCATAGAAGCCACCGCCGATCGCGAGCTGGTCCGCAAAGGGTGTACGCTTCTTCCCAGTCACGGCAGTATCGCCGCGATACAAATCCTCGATCTGACCGCCCATTGCAGTGGGGAAGCGCCCCGTCACGACAGGGTCGCCGTAGGAGGCTTGGTTCATGCCCTTGATGGCAAAGCCAGTGTTTGCCGGCACGCCCGTGCCAGAGGATGTGATCGAGAACACTTCCGACGCGCGGCGTGCCTTAGTCGGATCGTCCCCGACGTTTTCGAGGATCGCCCTTCCGCTGTCGTCGTACCAGCTTGCGCCAGCGCGTCCGAGTTCCATCGTGTTCGCGTACTCTTTACGGCGAAGCGCCTCGTCGGCTGGGGTGTTAACGCCGAGGGGCGCGCCTACAATCTTCTGGCCTTCGGCCTTGGCCTTGCTGATGTTGCGCGTCTTGCGCTGCACAACGTCTGGGCCTTTCTTTTTCGGCGTGACTGTCAGTTCGGACGCGGCCTTTCCTTTAGGTGTGACCTTCAAGGGTGGCGTCGCCTTAGCCGCCGTCTTCGCCGTCTTCGTCGCTGCGTCTACGCCCGCCTTCGTTGCGACGTTACCTGCGCCGCGAACTTGGGGGAGCACTCCGGCCACGGCGAGAGGAACCATAGCGGCGAGTTTCTTTCCGCCGGTTTCGTTGCCGCGTGCCCGTTCGGTCGCCGCCTGCTTAAAAACGCGGTATGGATCGGCCAGCGGGTCGATGTAGCCAGCCTTAAGCAGCCGCAGACTTTCCGTAATGGGTGCGGCGCGGATGAGTTTGCCCTCTTTGCGCAGCCAGTCCCCCGCGTCTTGCGCAGTGTTGCGGATGTCACGCACAACGGTCCGAGGTGTGGACTTCGTTACGTAATCATACGCGGCACCGCCAAGCGTAGCCGCAGGGGAGTTGCGCGGGTTTACGAAAAACATATCTCCGAGCGTGGCCAGATAGTCACCGGTAGATGGCTGCCGTACCCGAGGTGCGTTCTTCTTTTTAGGCCCAGACATTAACGTAACCCTTCTTAGCGGCGCATGCCGTAGTGTCGTGCCAGATCGGCGATGGAGGCCATGCCGCCGTTGCGGAACGCCTGCACATGACCGCCACGGCGCGTGGCCATAGGAACGACGACGTTTTGGACCGGCGCGCTTACAGGCATAGGCACCTCTATCTGTGGCATTTCTGCGCTTAAGCTATGTGCCATTCCGCCCATAGCAAATTCTTGCACAGAGCCGCCTTGGTACATGCCGAGCGCAGGATCACTGCGGTCCGCAAGTGGGTCAGTTTCAACAAATTCGTTTGTGTCTACGAAATAGCGACGCCCATTCTCGTCCACGGCCGTGTCACGGCCATCCACTTTAACTGAGCCTTCCTCGCTTTGTGGCGGTTCGGCAAACGCCATCTGGTCGAGGAGGGCCTGTGTCTGCGGGTCGATGATAGGCACTGGCTCTTGCGGCGAGGGAACGCCCGGCTCGCTGGTCGCACCGCGCTCAATGCCACGGAACAGTGCCGGGGTGTAACGCTCGATGAGCGAACCCAACTCTTGCTGCCCCGGTGTCCGAGATCCGCGAAGTAGGCCTGCCATTCCGCGATTGCCGAACCTGCTGTAGGGGATCGACGCGAGGAGGCCAGCTCCAAGACCGTAGGCCAATGGCGCGGGCAGCACACTGCTGCCTTCACCTTCGCCCTGATCGTTGCCACCCTGTTCGGGCTGCGCCATGAGGGAGACGCCGCCGTAGCCGAGGCCTGCACCGCCCGCGACGGCAGGCCCAGCAAAGCGACCCGTCAAAGAGACGTCATCGTATTTCTTGGGGACGACATCTAGGGACGACATCACCAAGGCGTTGAAGGGGCGATCACCACGCGCGCTGGCCTTCTTGCCACCGAAGCGGGTCGTGCCTTGCCTAGTGGCCTGACGCAGTTTGGCTGGGTTAAACATGTCGCCGTCTGTTGCGGTATCGACAGCCGTTTCGAGAATGCTCACGTTGCGATAGGCCTCGTTCGCCTTCTTGAACTTCTGGAAGTTTTCAGGGAACTGGCGCTCTAGAAGACCGCTATAGCCATCGCTGATCTCGTCGAGCTGCGGGGCGATCTGCGTTCTCCAGCGCGTATCAGTCTTGTAATCGGTTTTGAGTTTCTGCAAGTCTTGCAGAGCCATCTGCAAACCTTCGCCTGAAAGCTCGCCGTTCGGACCAGCGTATCGTGTGTAGATGTCGTCAACTTCTTGCTGAAGTTCAGGACCAACGTCACGCAACTTAGACAATTTGCCGTAAGCAGGGCCGCGAACCTGTTGGACGAAATTGGTATCGGGCGTCAAAGTCACGCCATCGAGTGCGTCCTTATACGCGCCGCTCACAGCCTGTTGCGCCTCTGCGATACCCGTCTGTCCCGGTGCAGACACCTTGGCCCCGATGGGTTTAAGCCCCTCGTCGAACGCCGCAATGTTGAATTGATCCAAGGTCTCGTTGCGGCGGGCGCGGATTTGGTTACCGACGATAGGTAGAGCCGACACTGTCTGCTCAAAGCCGCCGCCGCCAGTCATCTGACCCGGCGTCAGGTTGAGGCCATACTTGTCGGCAAGAAGGCGAACGCGCGCAGGTGCGCCCTGCAAAGGCACGCCGATGGTCTTACCGACGACGTTCCCGAAGATGTTGGTGAGGGGCGTCATCATGGCCTCGTAGATGGCGTTAGACGTCCGTTGACCCGGCTCTGCCGAACCCGCGCCATAGGCGGCGTTCTGTACGATGCCTTCCAAAATACCGCCGCCCGTCTTGCCGAACTTTGAGGCAATACCCACAGGCAGCAGCGAAGACGTAATACCGCCGACGAGCTGACCTCCGCCGTACTCAAGCGGATACTTTTCTGCCAAGCCGCGCATAACCGCAGCCGTCTGCTCGCGGTCGCCCGAAAGCTCGTCCACAGTCCCTGCGAGGATCTGGTCAGCGCCGCCTGCGGCGAATGCGCCAAGGGAACTGTCACCCGCCGCACCAATGGTGCTTTCACTCGGCACAAACTGCCGCTCAATCCCAACGCGGGGGTCTTTTTTGGTTTTCCGATAATAGTCAATGTTGGCCTGAAGGTACTTGGTCTTGTCCCCCAGTTCAGGCTGATACTCGTTCAGCCACTGCCGGATTTCAGCTTCAGACCGACCAGCCTTAATCATCGAAGTCACGGCGGCGTCTACGCCGAGCAACTCAGGGTTCTTCGCCCACTTCCCAGACTTCAGATCGCCACCAGTAGGCATTGGCGGCTCTTCCGTGCCTTTCGGCCTCGGAAGGCCGACTAAGATAGCGCCTTCTGGCTTGTTGGGGTCGTACCCGGCGTTGTACGCCATGAAACGCCGAGTAGACAGGTCAATGCGGTTGAGCGTGTCCAGAAGCTGCTCAGTGCTTTGCCCCTCGCGCAGCGAACCCAGCGACCCGGCCAAAAGGTCTAGTTCCTTGCCGGACAGGGCACCAAAGCCCGTCGCGCCTACTTTCGACCCAGCGCGGGCCGCTTGCATAGCTTCGAGGACGATTGGGTTCTTTAGGGCCGCAAGCAGGGCGCTAAGGTCGTACGCAGGTGTGCTGTAGATGCCGCCAGTAAGCTGCGCCGCAGGGCCGGTAGCCATAGGATTGCTCAGCAGCTTGCGCGCCCGCTGGATGTCTTCCAGAAAGTTACGCATCTGCTCGCGGTTCTTCTGGGCAGCCGCAGCCTGCGCCGCTTTAGCTGCCTCTTTCGCAGCAGCATCCTCGTCCCTCTTACGCCGCTTCGCCTCAATCGAAAGCTCTTTTTCTTCAGCCTCAAGCGGTGTGAGCTTCACCACGCGCTCGGTACCAGCCACCGTACTTTCCGTAGATGCGGTGTCCTTGCGATCCTCGCGCGTAGGTGTTGGCTTGTCAGGTAAGCCCGCTAGAAGTGATTGAACCATATTCTTTCTCCGGCTTAGCGATCTTGGTTAGCGCGATCTGGGTTAGCGCGATCTGGCACATATTTAGGCTTCATTGGATCCTGTCCAACTTCGACTACGGGGGTGTTAGGCGGTAAGTACTCAAGTTGCCGCCTGTCCGTGATGACGTAGTTTCCGAATTGGTCCATAGCTGGCATGGTTGGGTAATTGCCTGTCCCCGGCTGGACGCGCCAAGCGCCATCGGCAAACACGAGTTTTGGCTCCTCGCTTTTTTTAGCCTTTGCGTTAATATTCGCCATAGCGAGCGACGTCGTCAAGCCCTGCTTGGCGAGGCCCACCTGCTGAGCGAGCCTGTCGGCGCTCAGCTTATCAAGCGCCTCACGGCGGCTGATATTACCCTCGCGCTGGGCCTTCTGCTGCGCCGCTAAGACGGGCGTGATGTTTTCCAAGACGCCGCCAAAGCCACGACGCGTTGTCGGTTGGGCTAACGCCGCCGACAACTGGAACATGCGCTCGCTGAACGAAGGGCCGTACCGTTTTTCCGCCAGAGCCTTCTCCAGCGCGTCATACCGAGACGTTTGCTCCTTTGCGAGCTTGTCGAGGTTGGCCATAGCACTGCGGACAGCCGGATCGCTGTACACCGCCAGACCACCGACTTCCGCGTCTGCGGCATCTACGTCAGCGACAGTGCCGAGGGCACCTAAATCTTCGTCCATCGTAACTTCCTCTGTGTCGGGCGAACCCAATTCTTCCTGCATTTTACGGATGTGGTCAATCTGCCACTGCGCGAGGGGTGGGCTTCCCACGGTCACTTACCCTTCAAGGAGCCGACGATACCCGCCGCAGCGGTTAGCGCGCTGGCGATGTCCTTACCAGTCGATGAGTACTCCTGTCTGACGCCCGACGGTGAAAGACCATACTCTTGCGATGCACTCGGCACACCGGAGGCGACGCCTTGGAACGTCTTGAGCAGGTTGTTGATCTGCTCCTGTTCGTAGCCCTGCTGACGCAACCAGTCGGCGTATGCCACGTCGAGGTTCTTCTGACCCAACTGCTGTTGCAGCGCGCCGACGTTACCAATCGCATTCGCGCCAGTGAGGCCGAGTTCTTGCGCCCGTGCGCCAAGGTTCGACAGAGCGCCGGATGCCGCGAGCTGCTGTGCCTGCTGTGTCTGCGCCAAGCCGCCAATCGTGTTTGCGAGTGTGCCAAAGCGCGACAAGTCGGTGCCTGCAAGCCCTGCGGCCTCAGAGTAGCCAGACTGAAGAGCCTTCGCCTGCTGCGCGAGGATGTCGGCGCTAACGTCACGAACGGCGCGTGAAGTGTCGGTCATCATGCCCGACGGCGTGCCCGCGCCGTCACGGGCACCGTAGCCGAGTTGACCGGCCTGAATATAGCGCCCCTCGATCTGGGGCATAATATTTTCGGTGAGGTTGCGTGTGCCCAACTCGGCAATGCGGTTGGTGACGGCCTCGTTGTACGGGTTCATGTACTGGCCGATGTTCGACACGGATGTCTGACCCGCCTGCGTTAGGTAAGGCTGCGCTACGTTTAGCGCGCCCGGCGCGTCTGCGGCAGCCTGTGCGGCAGTCGTGGCTTGACTGAGATAAGGCTGGTACGCGCCAGCCGCAGTCTCTGTCAGGCCGAAGGACTTCTCTTGCAGCGGCGTGAAGCCCGCAACGCGTGGCATAGGCGCAGTCGCATACGGACGACCGGCTATGGCCTGCTGACCCGCCAAGATGTCCATCGCATAATTGGTGTACCACTCAGGTAGCACCTGCTGTTTGGTCATGTCCGTGAGGGCCGAGCCTTGCGGGATTTCCATCCCTTCAGCTAGAAATGAACTGACAGCCATTAAACGCGTCCTCCAGACAGATATGCTTCGGGGTTCTTGGCATTAGCACTAAAACGGCCCTTTGCCAACTTCTTGCCCTTGTGTTTACGAACTTTAACTCGAAGCTCATCCAGCTTCTTTGCGCCAGCCTTGCTCGACCCATCGCCCAGTAGGGCGACAGTCTCGGCGTCGATGACATATTCACCGTCGGACAGCACCGCAGGGATGTCGTCGCTGCGTCCAGTGCCGGGGCCATTGACTGCAAATTCAGTGCGGCGTGGTGAGCCACCGCCCTTTGCGGCGAACATGCCGCCTTCAGCGAAACGCATGTCGTCGGGGACGTACATCGACGGGCCGTATTTGCCGCCGGGACGGTAATCGGGGTGGTACATTGAGTAGTCGCCTTGCGCTGGCGTCCCGACTGGTCTGTCCGCAGCCATGATTGGTCCGGCGGGGTTGCCGGGCACGGGCGTTGTGACAGGTGTCGGCAACGCAGTCCGTGGCGAGTAGTCGAAGAAACTAAGCTCAGGCCGTGTGCCGTAAGTCAGCCAGTCTACGTCGCCCATCGGGCGCTGGGTGCGGTTCATGCCGATAGCGCCGAGGCCGCCTGCGGATGGCAGCTTGGCCGAGAAGATTGGGTTCAAGCGACCTGTGCCGCCACGGGTGTACGTGCCAGCTTGGCCTGTGCCGCCTTTACCGCCACTGAGGCCGCCGACGAGACCAGAGGCAAGGCCCGCGATGCGCAGGTATTGTTCAAGGCCGAGCTTCTTCCGAGCTTCTTCAGCCTTTCTTTCCGCTTCAGACTTTTGATTGATATCGGTGAGCAAATCTTGCGATAGATTTAGGCCGCCAGTAACGGGCCGCTCAATCTTATTACCCGTTACAACGATCTGCTCGGAGCTGTCGGTAACCTCGCCGGGGCGCTTTCCTGAAACGACAATATCGTCGGTAGTGTTTATAGCAGGGTCCGCTATCAAACCGCTTAAAGACGTAACCGCACCGGGGCGTTGGCCCGTTACGACAATCTCGTTGGTGTTGTTCGCGGCGGGGCCTCCCGTCGGACCAGCTAAGTTCAAGCCACCGGTAACCGCGCCGGGGACCGAGCCGGTGACATTGATGAGGTCGCCGTCGTACCCGGTGTTGTAAGGCCGACCTGTTCGAGGGTCGCTAAATTCGTCTGAGGCGGCATCATCCAAATACTTTTGCGTCGGCGTTTTGAACCCACCGAGCTTTATGTTTGGCGTTGAGAAGGCAGGAGCGTTGACTATGATGTCCGCATTCGGGCCTCCGTAAACGGCGTCGCCGCCGGTGCTAGTGCTTGCGGCGGTGTTACCGCCACGGAAGATACTGCCAGACTTAGAGCTTATGCCCAGCTCGCGTTGAATGTCGGGCGCGACGTAACTAAGCGCGCCGGAAGCTACCCCGCCGAGAAGCGAGTTCTTCAGGCTCTGGCCGGTAACCAAGCCGCCTGCGGTTGAGCCGAGGCCCGTACCTATCGCAGTGGCGAGTTTCGGGGCCAAGTTAGTGCCGAGAGCGCCTCCGGCCCCAAGTGCAGGGCCGAGTACTTGACCGCCAGCGGCAGACAAGCCGCCCATAGCAACGCCCTTGAGAATATTGTTGCCCTTCAGCGCGGCACCCGCACCGCCAGCGAGAGCGGCAGAAGCAACGGGGCCGAGGAATTGAAGACCGGGTATGAGGCTGACTGCGATTGGTAGCGCCGTCCCCGCCACGTCCGCGATCTTACCCAGCGTGCTCTTGTTCTTCTTCTCGTACGCAACGGTCGAATAGTTACCAGTTGGGTCTGCGGTCTGAATGCTGTAATTCGCCTTGCGACCAAACTGGTCCGTAAGGCTTTGACCTAACTCAGTTGCCTTGCGTGCGGCGTCGAAGCCCGACCCCTCGAACACAACCTGATTGGTGCGATGGTCGACGAGGCGCACCGGCTGATCGGCTCGCACCGCAAAAGTGTTTCCACCCGTCTGCGAAGTGGCGTTGCCTTTGTTAGACTTTGGCGCGCCGATATACTGTAGGTTTGGATCGGGCTGATATTGGCCGCCCATAGCGCCACCACCAAAGTCTGTGCCGAAGTTCAGTCCGCTCAAATCCAGACCAGCCAAAGCACCGAGGTCGTAAGGCGCAACAGCTTCCTGTGTCATCGGCTGCGCGGCGGGGAGGGACTGGTACGGCTCAACGTAAGGAGCTGCGGCAGGCGCTACGGCCTCTTGTGTCATCGGCTGCACGGCAGGCAGATACTGCTGCTCAACGGGCGGGGCAATCATCTCACCTTCATAAACGTCCTCCCCAGCGAACCGCGCAGGGCCACCCTTCGCGTAGCGCGGCATGGACGTTTCCAGATAGTTGCTGAAGCCGGGGATGTAATTCATGAGCTTTTACCTTCGAGCATTGGATATACACGCATTCCCCACTCACGCCAATCAGAGAACTGATACGGATCGGGAATAATTTGTTGCGTAAATGGGGAGGCACGCAGCAGCCCTATTGCCCAGCCTTGCCACTCGGCCTCCTCGGGAGGCGTGCCGAATGCCCACGCGTCGTTGACGGACAGTATAACTGAACAGGCCCAGTCGTCCCAAGTCATGTTGCGCGGGTCGATCATCAGCCGAGCGTCGTCCCATCGCCCTCTTGGACGTGAGCTAAAATAAGACCAGTCTGATAGTCGCCGCCGAGGGTGTTACTCTCGAAGCGGAAGCGCAGCTCGCGGCGCTGTGTCTTCAGGAAGACGACCTGCTCCTGCGGGGTCTGCGGCGTCTCAGGGAACGTCATGACGATGCCGTTGACTTCTGGCGCACGCGCGTTCGCACGGCCCATGACCTGAACAGTCATGTCGCCGCTCTGCACGAAGTCTGGCTCAAGCATCAGCACTTGCAGCGACTTGTTGATTTGTGACGTGGCGGGAAGCGATAAGTCGGCTGTCTCGAAGAACGACTGTATCGGGTTGAGCGTCAGGCCGTCAATCTCGTCCGTGCCGACCTCGTGCACCCAGAACTTGTACGGGTTGTCAAACGTGACATTGAACGTCGCGGCAGAGCCAGCGCCGCCAGTCACGCTGACTGGGTTGGTTGGGGCGGTGCTATACTGCCCCGCGTTGCTAATCGTTACGCCAGTAACGCCGCCCGTGCCGTTAACCGTGGACACCGTCAGCTCGGTCGTTATGGTCCCGATACCGCCCACGACGGCGAGTGTGTTACCCGCAACGTAGCCAGTGCCAGCCGCATTAACGGCAACGCTAAAGGCCTCAGCCTCCTGCGGCGCAACGCCAGACATGAGCGGCTTGCGGAATACGGCAGGGAAAATGCCCGCGCCGCGTCCGCCGTTTGGCAGTGCGGTGTCGTACCATGTGTTTTCGCGCACGTTGTAGACGACGGCATGGTTCGGCTCGGTGCTGTCGCCGAACGGGAAGCACCACCAGATCTCGCCGAAACGCGGCACCTTCATGGCAAACACCTTCTGGCGCTGCTCGTAGTTCAGGTTATCGAAGAAGAAGTTCAGGTTTATATTGTTCTCGACTTCGCGCACGACGCCGTTGAACGACAGGAAGCGGTCAGTGCCGATCCAGTAGAAGATGCCGTCATACTCAATGACGCTGTTGGCCGCCAAGATCGACGACTGCGCGCTGATGGTGTCGAATTGGAACACCGCCGTGCCGCCGACATAGGTGCCGCGAATGAGGCTGTCGGCAGACCAGAACAGGCCAGACGGGCTGTTGCCGGGGCCGCCACGCAGAGGCATACCCTTAACAATCTTCTGCCCCGTGATGTACGCGTTTCCTGCACCGGAACTGGTGAAGTCTGCGGGGTCGTTGGGCACGGACCACGCCGCATAGCCGTCGTTGCCGAAGGCGAACGTGTATGGTGGCAGTGACGCGACGCCGCCAGTGACGCTGAAGTTGGCGGGCACCGTAGTGACTTGCGTCAGGGCCGACGTGCCGAGGAGGTCGCCAACAAAGAGCGCGCCGCCGTCGCTGTTGCATATGCAGTTCAGGTTCGGCGCAACTTGTGCGACGATTTGGTTACCGTTCGTCGTGTCATACGCCGTGGCGAACTGCCACATGTTTCCGTCGGCTACTGTAAAACCTGACGTGGGTGTGCGGTCGGTGATGACGCTCGTGTTGTACCCGCCGTCGATATAGAAGCGCTCCACACGGCTGGCCGACCCTGCGTGGATGTACGTCAGCAAGTCCTGCGTGTACTCGTGGAGCGCACGCGGTAGGTCGCGAAGGAACTTGTTGATCGAGCGGTAGCCGCCCATCTTGCGCGGCAGGCCACGCTGGAAGCGCACCCACTGCCCGTCAACATATTGGTCGCCCTCAAACTTCGTCCCGTCCCGCTTAATGCCGGGCGCGGATTTAATCTGGACAATCTGTTCAGCCATTACCCCAACGCCACTGCGAACACGATGGCGTCATTGTTAGAGCCGCCGCCACTGACACCTATGGCCGCCTGCGCAGCCGCCTGATCTACTGCCGTGAAGACGGCGATGCCGACCGATGTGCCGCCGAGGTTGATACGCGCGCCACTGGCCGTCGTTGCGCCTGTGCCGCCGTCGGAGATGGCGATTGGCGTCGCGAGGCCCCCCGTCTCTGCGTCAACGACTTCGGAGCCGTTGCAGTACAGGATGGCGCGGCTGCCGCGAGTGACCAACACGCCCGGTGTCTGGGCGCTGGTCCTGACGCGCAGGGTGTAAGAGCCGCCCGTTGTGTTGTTGTATACCCAGTATTGCTGTACCGTATTCGGTACAACAACCTCGATGTTACCCGTGATCGCACCGGTGAACTCGTAGGCGATGCGGTTAAGTTCAGCGCCAGCAAGCGTGTAGTTACCGGTCAGGCCGCCTAAGTTGATCGAGGTATAGTCGAAGGCGAAGACCGCGCTCTGGCCGAGGCCGAGCGTAAACCAGTTAATGCCGTCTGTGACTATCGTCGCGCTGTCGCCCGGCTGTAGGACCAGCGACGCACCGCCGTTGATGGTTTCGGAACCCTGCGTCGCGACGGTGATGTCACCGGCACCACTGTTGCGTAGCGAGACGAACCAATCGTTCCCAGCCGTCACGGCTGAGAGTAAGGTGAGGGTGCCAACGCCGCCGTTCCACACATACGTCTCGGCGCGGTCTGCGATACCGGCAGTGTAGTTTGAGTTGAAGAGCGTGACCGGCGCTGACTGCGACAATGTCGAGCCAGTTGCGGTGAGACCAGCGCCAGCGAGCGCCGAGGCTTGAGCCTGCGCCGTTGCGGCACCGTAGCGGAACACACGCCACGAACCGGCGGCTGTGCTGTTGTCGGTCAGGTATATCTGCCACTGCTCGCCCTGCGCCATTGACAGGAGCGTTGCGCCCGCGCTGTTCTTGACGGTTACAGTCTGCGGCCCGAGGTTGTTGAACAGGACCGTCTGACCGACGCCGGTCTGATCGGCGGGTGGCATGGTGATTGAGTAGACGCCCGTTGGCGTAACGTCGATGATACGGGCGACGGGGTACTCAGCCGTGCTGCTCTCAAGCGGCCACTCAAGGGTGATGTCGGCGGTGAGCGCGAGCGCCAAATAGGAGACGTCCGACGGGTAGATTGTCGTGCCACCAAAAACCTGTGTAAATGTGTTGGTCATTACGCCTCCTTGCGCACGGCGGATCGGTCTAGGATTTTGGCGAGGTCTTCGCCGTTCAACATTGCCGCCGCACGGTCGTACATGCTCTGCCAAACTGGGATGCGTTCGTCGTTCTTCAGGAACGGCGTTGCCTCAACCAGCGTACCGTAAAGCAAAAGCTGCGGGGCGTATTCGGTAATCCAGTTTGTCTGCACGCTCTCGTCGAGTAAGGGAGGCAGTTCGTAGTACAGGATTTCGAATGGGTACTCTGCGTCCGGTGTCGGCGCGAATAGCCAGTGGCTGTAGTCGTAGTCGCTGTAGAAGAGGGGCGTGTCCGTCTGTGAGGCGTCCGGCCAATAGGACCGCAGGTATTCGTACACGCGGGAGAATATGATTTTGCGGTTGTTCCCTGTCGCACCCGTGCCGATGTTAACCGACACCGTGTCGCGCCAGCGGTCGGGCTTGGGGTAAACAGACTGGCCCTCAGCAAGCGTGCCAGTCACGACGTTGATGAAGCCCTCGACCTTCAGCTCGCGGGCGATGCGGCGCTCGGCGAGGTTGATCAGACGCGGGATTTGTTCAAAGACTATAGGGTCCGACGCAAGCGTATTGCCACGCTCAAGGTAGCGCTGCACGTCTTGTTTCAACGTCGTGAATGTCATATTGGTGGCCATAATACGCCCCTATAACAGATTTAACTCAGAATAACAGCCTCCGCCGCGACTGGCGCGGCGGATTTGTTGTTTACCCGGCGAGGTACTGCGAAAGCAGTGTCGCGCCTGTGGCAATCGTGGCGAGTATGGCCGCAGCCTTGGCTTTCCAACCAAGGGCAGGCTTCGCTTCGCCGTCCATTGGGATGATTTTGCCTACAGCCTTTTTGAGGATCGCCTTCTCGGCTTCCTTCTGGATGAGTTTCTTCAGGTTAACCATAGTCGTTCTCCTTAGAGCCAAGTAGCATACTTCTTGGTTTTCTGTTTGCGGTCATCGAGGCCGTGTGTGCCCCCGTTGATCCGCTTCGTCAGTGCGAGGATCGCAGCGTCGTTGATGCCCTGATCGCAGATGCTCCAGAGCTTGTTTGCATCGAAGAACCACAGGGCGCTTTCAAAGCCCAGTTCGGTAGCCACAAGGTCTGGATTGTCCAAAATCTCCTGTTCGCGACCGATGTACTTACCGAATGCGCGGTAGTTGTTCTTCCCGGTGAGTTGGAGCGGGCCTCGGCCCCGGTATTTCCACCCCTCGCCTGACGCCTCGTCGCCATTGCCCATACGGTTGGCGTAGACGCGGTTGGCAATCTTCTGCGGCTGACGCTCGTAAGCGCGAGCAAGTGCGTCGGTCGGGAAGTACTTGCCGAAGATGCCGCGCAGACCCTTCGCGCCGTAGTTCAGGTTCTCGCTGAACGCCTTGAAGTTGCCGCTTTCGTGCGCCGTCTGGGCGAAGAAGTGAGCGGCGCGGTTCTTGTTCAACTTGAAGTGCGCGCAGGCGGCCTTCAGTGTTCCCGGACCAAACGCACCATCTGCGTGACACCCACATTTACCTTGAAGATTTATAAGGCTCATTGTCCAGCACTCCGCCAAGCAGGGAAGTCATTTTCGTCGACCACACCGTCGCCGGTGACGTCGTAGCGTAGGTCGTTGCGGTACTTCTCCCATGGCTCCATATCGTCATCGTCATCGTCTTCAGGCTCGTCGATGAAGACCGTGCCTTGAGGGTCGCTATATGGCTTGGGTGCTTCTGGCTCTGGCGCGGGCGTGTCCAGTTCAAGCGGCGCTTCTGGCTCAGGCTCTTTGTCCCGCGCATTGGCGTTGAGGCTCAGGCCGCCCAGCAGTCCGACGAACGCGCCGATGATTGTCTGGAAGGCGGGGTTAACCATCTCAAGGATGGCGGTGCTTTCTATGACGTCATTAGGCATAAACAGGCCAACGGCTAGTGTCAGCACGACGACAAGGATAACTGCCGCCAGCGTTACGATGGCCACGCGCACAACAAACTCGACGGTGTCGTTAACACCTTCACCCTTGCTCTCAAAACTATTTAGGAAGCTCATCTTCTTCTCCTTCAATCTTCTCTGGGGGCTTCGACGTCATTGAGCCGTTGCCCTGACCCGCCATCAATCCTGCCAACGCCCCGACAATAAATGTCGCTATCGGGTTAATCAGCTTAAAAAACTCAGCGTCATTCGGGGACTGCCCCTCCATCGGCTGCGACACAAACACCAGCGAGTACAGCACGGTTGCAACGATAAACGTCAGCGTCAGCGACAGCACGATGCCGACGATGAACCGCAGCAGTTCTTCTGGCGACCATTCACTTCTCGGCTTCATGCTTTTCTTCACCTGTATCTATCAACCACTCTGTGCAGTAGCCCATAGCGATGCACTTAGGCTTCTTGCAGATTTCCTCCTGCCAGTTCGCTGGGTCTTGGCAGTCGTAGCGGTAGCGGTCTTGGCAGCCCATGAGCGCTAAAACAGCAAAAAGTAACAAAACCTGCTTCATCACCGATCCGCTTTGTTGTCCAATTTATCTTCGATCCGACGGAGGTGCATCATCACCTCGTCAAACTTCTTGTCGATGCCGTTGAACTTCTCGTCACCAAAGCCAAGGCGCGCCTCAAGCAGCGTCAGTCTGCTGTTGAGGTTCACCCACACGGTAATCAGGCCTCCAATGAAGCCGATGACTGTGATTATGGTGTTGATGTCGATATCCATCACTTGAGGTTCCGCAGCTTGTATATGGTGGTCAGATACGTGTCTGTGACGCCGTCGACGAGGTTGCCCACTGCGCGGTTGCCCTTGCAGATCTCTTCGTGATGCTCTTCAATCCAGTGCGCGTCGGCCTCTAGGAGCTTCAACACGTCACGCTCAGACACCTTCGGGGCGGGTATGTTGCCGATTAGCTCGAACGCGCCTTGGTAGGCCTCCACGAGCTTGTCGATTGCGTCGATGACGTCGTCGTAGAAGTCGCCCAGCGACATGTGCTTTGCGAAGCTGCCTTCGCCCTTTGCGCGCCAGTGCTCGAAGTGGGCTACGTTGCGTGCGTAGAACACGCGGCTGATAAGTTCTTCAATCATTGGATTTCCTTACATGTTCACGCCGGTTGTGCCGTTGGACGCGGCGGAGCCAAAATACGACGCGGCACTTGCGGCACCGCCAGAAGACACCACGCAACTAGAATAAGTGTACTTGTCGCGGGTGGCTGAAATACAGGGCGATGCACCTAATGCAAAAATGCCAACGGTGCTGTTACCTGCGGCGGACCCATAATACGACGCCGCAGTAGCAGCCCCACCTGTGGCTACAGTGTCTCCTGAATAGGTGTATCTATTGCGGGTGGCTACTGGGCCGGTTGACCTATTACCCAAAGCAAATATGCCGCGCGTGCTATTGCCGGTGGCGGAACCGCCGTATGAAGTTACGGTAGCGGATGCACCTGCCCCGACAGTGTCGCTGGAGTATGTGTACTTATTGCGGGTAGTGGTGCCGCACGGATTGGCAGCCGTACTTCCAAGCGCAAAAATCCCGACGGTGCTATTGCCCGCCGCTGAACCAGTACTAGAGGCCACAGTCGCGGCTCCCCCCGCACTGACTACGTCGCCCGAGTAAGTGTACTTGTTCCGTGTGGTGGAGACAGCGGTTGTAAACCCAAGCGCGAAGATACCCGTTGTGCTGTTGCCCGCAGCAGAACCAGTCTGGGAGGCCACAGTAGCGGCTCCCCCCGCGCTGACAACACAGCCTGAATAGGTGTACTTGTCACGGGTGGTGCTCCCTGTAGGCGCGGCTCCAAGTGCAAAAATACCGACTGTGCTGGTGCCCGCAGCAGAACCTTGGGTCGATGCCACGGTGGCGGCTCCCCCTGCGGTGACACTATCGCTTGAGAATTGATAGTTATCTCGCGTGGTTACCGCCACATTGGCAAAACCCAGCGCAAAGATACCGACTGTACCCGCACCCACGTTCTCAGCCAGCGGCCACAGCCCTTGCTTCGTCCAGTAGGACGCCTCGGCAAGTGTCCACACACCAGAAGCCGCGCCGTTCCGGAGCGGGCCAGCGGGGGTGACGGGTGTTTTGCGGATAATACCACCGGGCCAACGGTTACTCATGGGTTCAGTTCCTTACGGGTTTATTATAGCAGTAGATGTCTCTCTATCCAAGCGCAGAGTACCCTTGCAGACCATGCTCCAATCTCCGCCGGTTTTTTCCCCTTTGCAGGGCACGTTTATCTCGACGTTCTTGGCGAGATACTCCTTGCCGTCCTCAAACACGCGCCAGACGTGATCGACCGTGCCGCGCCCCGGCTTACCCCGCGTCTGGTTGTAGCGTATGTGAAATTCACTCACGACTTATCTTCCAGAAACAGCGGCTTCATGTTGGTCAGCACTTTGGAGCGGTCACCTTGGCTGTTGATTACCTTCAAGGTGATCGCCTCGATGTGCGGCACAATCTGGCTTTCGAAGTCTGGGTGGCAGCGCATGGTGTTGAGGTGGTCGTGCGGAATTGTGCCAGCGGTCAGCAGGAAGTTCTCCGCCCGCGTCTTCAACTCGCCCAGCCACTCTTCGCGCTGCATGGCCTCGTTGGCTTCCAAGAACGGCAAGTCGCGGTGCTTGCGGTTAGGCTCAAGCTCGTCCATCAGCTTGCAGATGTAGTCATACTCGTTGAGCGCGGCTTGGTGGTTTAACGCCCAGCCCTCGTTGACCGAGTTGCACTCTAGCAGGTCTGCCTCTGCGTTAAGGCGCTGTATTTCGGTTGACGCATCGTCAGCCAGTACGGCCTCGGCGGCGAGAAACTTAGCCTTGCGGCGCAGGGCCTGCGCCTTCGAGTGCTCAATCTTGACGCCGATGTCGATCTTCTGGTCGTGCAACAGCGCCCAAGCGCCGTCGGCTGTGTGGCAGCTTCCCGCCATGAAGTGCTTTAATTGGAAATCGCAGTTGTTGCGATGTGGCTTGCTGTTCATCAAACGATCTCCGCTTCTGGCATTGGGCAAGCGGCTGCCGCATTCGGCTGCACGGTAAGGTTGAAGTGGACGAACCGGAACGGGGCCTTCGATGCGTTGCGACTGAAGCTGTGCGCCAGCCACGCAGGTGCGAACATCATCAGCCCCGGCTCTGGGGTGAAGTTGACCATAGTGCTGGCCAGCGACAGTTGGTTCACGTCAGCCTGCGGCAGGTCGAGCATAAGGCGACCGGCGCGGGGGTCGTGGATGACAACAGGTGGGCAGCCTTCCGGCGTGTCAAGGAAGTAGAAGCCAACGAGGAAATTACCACCGGAATGCGTGTGGTAATCCATCGACGACGTCTGGTAATGCTCTTGGCACCACAGTTCCGTGAACGTGGTGTTGAACTGATCCATTGCGTAGCCTTGGCTGGACAGGATGTTCCACGCCGTCTGGCCGACAAACTCTGCAAATGGTGCAATCCGCTCGTCCTCAAGCATGTTGCCTGACATGAGGACGGGGTGGATTTTGTTCGGCTTGCTCTTGCCGTGAACCTGTTTGATGCTGTCAGCCGCGATGGCTTTGACAGTCTCAAGGAACTGCGGCTGTTTGGTGATATATATCGGCGTTACGAAATAGTGGAACTCGTCTAGCGGTGCCACGGTGGGTTCTTCCTGTGCCATTGGTGCTCCTCAATGGTGGTTTATGGAGCGAACCAGTTACCAGCTTCATCTTTAATAGGGAAGCGCGGAAACGCTGGCGTGATCGGATCGACGCTTTCAAGCACCCACGCCTCGTGCGCATCCTTGGCAGCCTGCCAAATATCGACAGCCTCACCCTTGCCAATCATATCGTCGCAAATTGCGATCCGGTTCAGTTTGGCTTGGTTGGCAGCCGCTTCTAGCTCTGCCGTTTTCTCCGCGCGCTCTTCATCGGTCATTGGGCGGACGGTGTGAACGTCCTTCACAACGCCGTCAAACCACTGATACGCTACGCCCTCATACACTTCATATGTGTCTGGCACAGGGGCGTCAACGCGAATGAACTTAGCAAACCGATCCGCCGGAAGATCATTTATATTGACGTCTGGAAAAGCCAGCTTGAAGTTGTCCGCAAAGATTGGGTGCTCATGCGGCTGCCCATCACGGATTTGGATGTATAGTTCGAGGTCAGTGTGTTCCATAATTTATGCTCCGACGTTAGTTGATGGGAATGATGGTGTGCCGCGACCCGCGCCAGCCCAGACGATACGGACTGCTCCGACCGATCCACTACCGCCGCTGCCGCAACGGCCTCCACCGCCGCCGCCACCATAAGCGCCGCCAATAGGAGTGCCAAATCCACTGCCGCCAGATGTGCCGCCAGAGCCACCGCCGCCAGCGCCAGCAGCGTAAACGCCCGCGGTGCCATTAGACCCTTGGCCAAAAATACCAACGCCGCCGCCACCGCCACCCCGATAAGTCGGGCCTGAGCCGCCGCCAGCCCCGCCGCCGCCAGCCCCGCCAGTGCCAGCTACACCGCAGTTACTGTACGGGCCGCCGCAGGGCCCATTAGCGGCGTACCCCGCAGCACCACCGCCGCCCCCGCCGCCGTAATAGTACCCAGTGCATGAGCAAGAACTGTCTACTGCACTCGAACGACCGGCCCCACCAGTAAAGCCCGCTGTATAGGTACCGGACGGCGTGCCGCCCGAGTTATCACAGTTTGGTCCAGTGGCGTTTGTCCCACCTCCAGCAGTCATACTGAAAACGGACGAACTGGTAGCCTGACCACCAACAACAACAGTGTACGATGTTCCGGGTGTTACGGAAACACCATTCCTATATGTTAGCGCGCCAGCGCCCCCGCCTGACCCAGACGCCCTAAGATACATAGTGGTTCCGCAACAGCAGTAAATTTGGGAGTACCCAGTTGCGCCGCGACCTCCGCCACCAACTGCCACAGCGGCAACACTCGTTACGCCCGCTGGGGCGACCCAGCTATATGTGCCCGCCGTTGTGTATGTGGCGCACGTTAGCAAAACAGCCGTGATGCTGTTTGATGCAGCACTGCACGGCCCTGTGCCCGCGCCAGTAGTAGCCTTTACCTTAAACGTATACGAGGTGCCGTTCGTCAGACCACTAACCGTGACGGGTGACGACGTGCCAGTGGCGGTGATGCAGCCCGGTGTGGATGTGGCGGTATAAGTGAACGTCGTCGGAACGCCGCAAGCGGGAGCCGTAAACGCGACAGACGCGCAGTTTGACGGGCCAGCCGTTGCCGTGCCAATCGTCGGCGCACTGGGAAGTTGTGGCCACAGTCCCTGACCGCGACCTTGAAACTGCTGGGAGAGGCTCCACATGCCGGAATAATTGGGCATTTATAGGTCTCCTGTATTAGTAGATGGGAAGGAGCGCGCTGTACCCGACCAGATGATGCGCACAGCACCGCCGCCACCAGCAGCGCCAGCATTGCCGTCATCGTTAGAGCCGCCGCCGCCGCCACCATAAGCACCGCCCGCAGCGCCAGCATCTGTGGTTGATGCAGTGCCGTTAGCGCCGCCAGAACCACCAACGCCACCAGCGCCTATAGTAGCCCCGCCAGTGCCCGTTGCGCCAATACCAAGGATGCCGACACCGCCGCCACCGCCGCCGCCTAAAGAACTGATATTACCAACCGAACCACCCCCGCCGCCGCCAGAACAGGCCGCAGCAGCCGAGCCGTTGGTGGTAGAACTGCCCGCACCCCCAGCACCAGAGTACCCGCCTGCGCCGCCGCCGCCGGTACCGCTAGAAGCCACTGCCGACGCGCCCGCGCCGCCCGCGCCCCCAGTACCAACAAGCACTATGCCACCGGAAGTGGGAGTAGAAAGGGTTGCAATGCCACCATTACCCCCACCTGCTCTCACAAGATATGTCGCGCTTCTTTGTAGCGCGCTTTCGCCGCCAGCGGTGCCATTAGCTCCGTTAGCGCCGCCCGGACCGCCTGTACCAACGGTTACGGTGAGCGTCTCTCCCGGCGTGGTTGAGATATTATTAGTGTACGCAAGAGCGCCGCCACCGCCACCGCCACGCGCGCAAGCCCCGTTAGTGCCACCACCGCCGCCCCCCGCGCCCACTGAGACAACAGAGATAGACGTGACATTAGTCGGAACGACAAATGAGTAAGTGCCTGCGGTTGTGTAGGCTGTCTGGCTCGGCGCAACAGGAGTTACACTATTAGACGCTGCCGCAGGTGACGGCCCGTAGCTGTTCAGCGCGGTAACGCGAAATGTGTATGCTGTACCTGTGGTCAGCCCACTAAAAGCAATCGGCGAAGACGCGCCAGTGGCGGTGATGCAGCCGGGTGACGACAGCGCCACGTAAGACGTAATGGCAGAGCCGCCCACGTTGGCGGGTGCAGTGAAGGCCACAGAGGCTGTGGTCGCCGCGAGGGACGAGGCCGTCACGCTAGTCGGCGCGTCTGGGGCTTGCAGCGGGTTAAACCCTACGCCGAGAATGCCGCCTTGATACCGCTGTGACATGTGTCTTACCCCACAAATTCTTGGTAGGTCACCGTCATTGTAATCGTATCGCTGGCACCAGCCGTTGCGCCAAGCGACGTGTTGGCGGCCAGTACAACTGGCGTTGTCGCGTCGGAGACAATCAGCGAGGCGTTGGCGGGGACAGAGATTGCCAGCGCCATCGGGAAGGCCGTACCGCCCAGAGCGGCAGCCGAGTAACGCGACACCGAGATGTCGGCGGCGTTCGTGCCATCGACGTTGGCTGCGACGATTGAGAGGATCTTGAATACGCGGCCAGACGACGCGGCGTTCGACAGCAGTGACGTGTCACTCGTTGTGCTCAGATCGACGTTGACGGTGTGCTCACCGATCAGATTATTGGGGGCTACATAGGCCATCAGTTACCTCACGAAATCTCAAGGATGGACATTACGACGTCCAGTGACGTTGCCGCCGAGGATTGAACCTTAATACTGTCGCCAGTAATCAAGACCACCTTCTCGTCGCCGCCGATGGGGATCAGCGACTGGCCCACAGGAATACCCGCACCCTTGACCAGATACGCGTCGTTCGTGCCGTCGTTGACGGTGACGCTAATCGTCACGGGTGATGCGGTAGTGTTGCACACCGACAGGCCGATGATCGTCGTCTGCACGCCTGCGCCGACTACGTAGCTGCCCACTGTGGTCAGCGACGTGCCGATGTTGCGGCTTACTCTCCTAGTAAATACGTTTGCCATTGCTGGTTCCTATCACACTATGTCATTATTTCATAGCTGACACTGAACGTCAGCTTGCTTGCGATACCCGACGTGATCGAGATGGAGGTGCCCTCCTCAAGATAGAGACCAGTCGTCTTGTCGACCACAATCAGCGAGGCGTCGGCAGGCACCGAGACCGTAGAGGCAATCGGGAAGGCCGTGCCGCCCGATGGCGCGCTGCCCTGCGCCACCGCGCCGTTTGTGTAGATCGACACCGTTGCGTCAACGGCGTTCGTGCCATCGACGTTCGCGACGACGATCTGGTTAATCTTCAACACATTGTTTGAGGCCGCCGCGTTCGGCAGCAGCACAACGGCTGTCGTGCCCGTCGGCGTAAAGTACGTCGTCTTACCCGTAATCGTTGTGAGTGATGCAATGTTGGGAGCGGCCATGTCTTAGTCCTTACAATCCAAAAACCATTGCCAGCGCGGTCGCGCGGGCCTGTGAAACGCCAGAAGCGGCTGGTGCCTGTGACACCCATGTCGTGCCATTGCTGACCAATACGTTACCAAGAGTGCCCGGCGCAACAACTTGAAGTGCGCTGGTGCCGTTGCCCAAGAGGACGTTGTTCGTCGTGAGTGTAGTCGCGCCTGTACCGCCGTTAGCGACAGGCAGTGTGCCTGTGACCTGTGACGTTAGGTCAACGCCTGACAGCGTGCCGCCGAGGGTAAGTGAGCCGGATGTCGTAACTGAGCCAGTGAGCGTCATGCCGTTGACGGTGCCAGTGCCGCCGACGGAAGTTACCGTACCGACGTTGGTGGTGTAGCCCGCAGGGTTGCTCGCAGGGTACGCTCCGAGGTTCGTGAGCGCGGTAGCCGCGTCCGAGGCACCTGTACCGCCATTGGCCACCGCAACGCTGCCAGACGTGATCTGCGAGCCTGAGATGGCGATAGATGTGTTGGTGACGCTTGTGGCCTGACCCTGCGCGTTGAACGCGATGACAGGCACCGCAGACGCGCTGCCATATGTCGACGCCGTTAGCCCCGTGTTCGTGATGCTGAAGACCGTACCGGTCAGCGTTAGGCCCGTGCCCGCCGAGTAAGTGATTGGCGCGCCGAACTGCGTGAAGACAATCGCCGTCGTGCCGACAGTAATCGGCAGTGGCGTCTGCTGCACAAAGGATGTGTTGGCCTGCGTCGAGCCTGCTGTGACGAGGAAGAAGTCGCCCGCGTCGATTTGGTCAACGCCAGTGCCTGCGCTGTCGAAGTCAGTCGCACGGGTAAGGATGTAGGGCACAGAGCCGCTACCGACCTGCGTTACGGTGTAGACGCCGTTATTGGCCTGAGCCACTTCGTCTTTAACAAGGATACGGTTGCCCGCAACCACAGCCGTACCGTCAACGCTCAGTGCGCCGTTGGCGTTAGCCGTGAGCGTTGCGCCGACACCGCCAGTGCCGTTGTTGTACGTGTTGGCAGGCAGGGGCGCAACCGTTGCCAAGCGCACGGCTTGGTGGAAGTTAATGCCCGACGCGATGCTGTCGGCATACGCCTTGTTGACGATGTCCGTGCCGTTGCTTGGCGTTGTGCTGATTGTGCCTGTGGTGAGCGCAATCGACGTGATGTCGGTGTTCGCGCCTGACGCCGCTGCGCCGAGGCTAGTCAGCGCTGCGCCCGCCGTTGTTGCGCCAGTGCCGCCGTTGGCTACAGCCAGCGTGCCGCCGAGCGTCAGGGTGCCTGACGACGTGATTGGTGAGCCGCTGAACGTGAGGCCCGTCGTGCCGCCAGATGCGGCCACGCTGCTGACAGTGCCTGTGCCGCCGGAGGATGTGATGGTGAAATTAGGGTATGTGCCCGTTATGGTGGTCAAGCCGCCGCCGGTCAGCGACACGATTTGGTCGGGTGCGGTGTTGACCACCGCGATAGAGCCGAAAGTCGTGATCGGGCCGCCTGAGACGCTGATGCCCGTGCCCGCCGTCAAGTTGACGCTGGTGACTGTGCCGCCGCCGCCGGGTGCCTGCCAGAACGGCGGCGATACACCACCGCCCGACACCAGAATATCGCCTGCGTTACCAGCCGTTGGCGTCAGATACAGCGCGTCACTGCTGGAATAAAGGACGGCACCGACAACAGGAGACAGACTGTTGCCGGTGCCTCCACGGGACAAGGGGAGCACGCCTTGCGTTTCCGTGGTGTCGCTCAGGTCCACCGCTGGGTGGACGTGATCTCCACGCGCGGCAACAGTCGAGACACCGGGGTTTCCGGGACCGAGAGGCTCAGGCGTTGTAGATGAAAATAGTACGGCAAAGGAACGGTTGGCAGAGAGGTCTCCGCCGCCGCTTAAACCCGTGCCAGCCGTGATTGTGCGGCTGGTGGGGACGTAATTCGCAAGAACGATGGGTGTGTTCGTGACACTCGTCACACGGCCCTGTGCGTTGACATTGAAGACTGGCACGCTGTCGGCGGCACCGTAATTGCCAGCCGTAACGCCTGTGGTGGTCAGCATGCTGTCGTCAACGCCGCCCGGCAAAATGAAGAGCGTGCGGTTGGCAGACAGGTCTCCGCCGCCGCTCAGGCCGCTGCCTGTGTTGATTTGACGCGTCGATGGCACCGCGCCAACGGCGGCGATGTTTGAGAACTGAACCTTGTACGTAAGTCCGTCGATCACATACGGCAGGTAGCCGAGTGTGCTCGCGCCCAGATACTCTGGCAGACCCGTAATGCGGGTCGGGATGAGGTTGCTAGGTACATCACTCATGGCTCAAGGTAATCCTCTCCGTCCTCAGTGATGAGGAAGTAGTTGTCGTCTTGCGTAATAACACCAACGGGGTCGGTTCCGATAGGTGTATCTGGACGGGCGAATGGTAGCACAATGTTGTCTGGTTGGCGAGCAGGAAGGCGATACGGGTCGTATTGGTCCAAATCTACGGTGCAAACCATCAAACCCGGTGAATTGGGGTCTGAATACAGATCATCGAGCGAAAACTTGCGGCTGCACCGGGCACAGATGCCGATGCCCAGTGTGGTTCTGCCGCGGGTGCTGAGATATACAGGCATACCCCTACATTACCTCGTGTACGGCGAAATATTGGGAGCGATCATCATCGGGCTGTTGTCGCGCTCTTCCATTTGCGCGATATTCAGCGAAATTGCCGCTTTTTCGTCCAAAATCGGGATCAAATTGACGTCAACTTCGACCAATTCAAGCGCCATTTTAGCCGCCAGACCCGAAACGATGGCCTCGAACCAGCGTTGGGGCACTTCGATATCCTGTGTCATGGTGCCGACGTCCATAATGTAGCGCTGACGCCACACAACGATCTGGCAGACGGTTGCGGCTGCGTTTGGCACCGGCCACATGTGCATAATTGGGT